AGAGTATTCTATGGAATTGGTGATTATGCCGGTCAGGGATTAGTTAATGCCCTTATCGATTCCGCAAGGAATGCGTATAAAGCTGGTTCTGTAATGGCTAATTATGCTAAAAATGGTTTAAGCAGTGCTATATCTAAAGTTTCCGAACTTATCCAGAACGGAATAGATTCGCAGCCTACAATTAGACCGGTTCTTGATCTTAGCGATGTTGAAGCCGGAGCTAATTCTATCGGTGGATTATTCTCAACTAATCCTTCGGTGGGAGTATTAGCTAATGTAGGTTCTATTAGTTCTATGATGAATCAAAATGGTCAAAATGGATCTAATAGCGATGTGGTATCTGCTATTGATAAACTTCGTAAAGATTTAGGTAATGTTGGTAACACAACTTACAATGTCAACGGAGTTACTTACGATGATGGTAGCAACGTTTCGAATGCTATTCAAGAAATTGTTAGAGCAGCTAAGATAGAAAGGAGGGTATAAAATTGGCAAAATTATCGAGTGATGGCAAATCAGTTACCGTAGTAAAGGGTGATACACTAAGTCAGATTGCAGTTGATTATGGTAATGGGCTTAGTTATCAGCAATTAGCCAATATTAATAATATACCTAACCCTAATCTGATCTATGTTGGTCAGGTTATTAAACTATCTGGTACGGCTACCAAACTTACAAATAATACGTCAAGGGCAATTATAAATCAGTTCGGTCTTCAAAGTAATACTGATCGGACTGTATTTGCCACTTGGACGTGGACTAAGAGTAATACCGAAAACTATCAAGTAATCTGGTATTACGATACTGGCGACGGAGTATGGTTTATTGGTACATCATCAACGACTACTGATAAACAAAGTATTTATAATGCACCTTCGAATGCGTTGAGGGTTAAGTTTAAAGTTAAACCTATATCTAAAAAGCGCAAGGTAAATAATAAAGAAACATCTTATTGGACGGCGGGTTGGTCTACCGAGAAAACATATAGCTTTAGTAACAATCCGCCTAAGACTCCGCCTGTTCCTACCGTCAAAATAGAACAGTATACGCTTACGGCTAGTCTTACTAATCTAGATGTTAATGCTACCGGTATACAATTTCAGATAGTAAAGAATGACGTTACAACGTTTAAAACCGGTTCGGCAACTATTAAGACTACGAATGCTACGTATTCTTGTAAGATCGATGTAGGTAGTGAGTATAAAGTTCGCTGTCGTTCTTATAAAGGCAAAGAGTATAGTGATTGGTCTGCATATTCCGCAAATGTTACCACTATGCCTGCCACTCCTGATGGAATTATAGAATGTAAAGCTACTTCTGAAACATCAGTATATCTCGGTTGGAATGCTATAAAAACCGCTAAAACATACGATATTGAGTATGCTACAGAGAAAAGATATTTCGATGGATCAGATGCGGTTTCTAGTGTAGAAGGCATCGAAGGTACACATTACGAGTTAACAGGTCTTGCTAGTGGAGATGAATATTTCTTTAGAGTAAGAGCTGTAAACAGTGAAGGGGTAGAGTCTTCGTGGTCTGGTATCACATCGCTTGTTATTGGAAAAGATCCAATAGCGCCTACTACGTGGTCATCTACGACTACCGTAATAGTAGGAAATCCTTTGACTTTATATTGGGTACATAATGCTGAAGATGGTTCTAGTCAGACATATGCTGAATTGGAAATAACCATTGACGGTGTAACCGAAACGTACACAATCAAAAATTCTACTAATGAGGATGAAAAAGACAAGACTAGTTCATATTTAATAGATACGAAGGAGTACGTTGAAGGAACTAAAATCCAATGGCGTGTTAGAACTGCTGGTATCACCAAAACATATGGAGACTGGTCTGCACAAAGAACTGTTGATGTGTATGCACCCCCTACTTTGGAACTTAGTATGATCAATTCAGCTAGTGAAGAAATAGAGACGCTAGAAACATTTCCGTTCTATATTTCAGGTTTAGCCGGACCTAATACACAGGCTCCTATAGGGTATCATTTGTCTATATTAGCGGATGAAGCGTATGAAACGGTTGACAATATAGGTAATCAAAAAATCGTTAACGCTGGTGAGGCGGTATATTCAAAGTATTTCGATACAGATGATCCATTAATGGTTGAAATGTCAGCTGGTAATTTAAGTCTTGAGAATAATATTTCATACACCATATCTTGTATGGTTTCTATGAACTCAGGTTTAACAGCTGAAGCTACGCTATCATTTAATGTAGCTTGGACTGAAACGGAATACGAACCAAATGCTGAAATAGGCATTGATGAAGAGACTTATACTGCTTCTATTAGACCTTTCTGTGAGAATGAGTATGGCGTACCGATTGATGATATTTTGCTATCAGTTTATAGAAGAGAGTTCGATGGTTCATTTACTGAAATAGCATCGGATATCGATAACTCGACTAATACTTATATTACTGATCCGCACCCGGCTTTGAATTATGCTAGGTATAGAGTAGTAGCTAAAACTAAGACTACGGGTACTGTTAGTTTCTGCGATATTCCTGGCTATCCGGTAGGTGGAAAAGAAGTAATAATTCAATGGAGCGAAGAATGGTCAACCTTCGATACTTCAAATGAGGATGAATTAGAAAAACCCACATGGTCGGGTTCCATGTTAAAACTTCCTTACAATATTGATGTATCAGACAACCATAGGAATGATGTAGCTTTAATTGAATATGAGGGTAGAGAACACCCTGTTAGTTATTATGGTACTCAGCTCGGTGAAACATCCACTTGGAATGTAACCATTGATAAGAAAGATGAAGAAACTTTATACAATATACGTCGACTTGCTAGATGGATGGGTGACGTATATGTTAGAGAACCTTCTGGTAGTGGTTATTGGGCTAGTATTTCAGTATCATATTCACAGAAACATTGTGAAGTAACAATTCCCGTTACATTCAGCATAACAAGAGTGTCTGGAGGTGTATAATATGCCAGATTGGACTAAATCAATGCAACAAACATTTGAGTATTATGTCGTTGATCCAGGCACATGGAAAGATATTAAGTTAATTGATAATGTAAAAACATGTAGCATTAACCGCGATTCGGATGCGGAAACACTTGGTTCGGCAACTATAGACGTTACCGAGTCCCTGGGCGAATGTTATATAAGAGTATATCTCATAACAAATCAAGAAGGGTTTGGTAAAGAGAAACATCCTCTTGGTACATATTTAGTCCAGACACCATCATCTAGTTTTGATGGTAAGACTCGGCAGGTTTCTATGGATGCATACACTCCCTTGTTAGAGCTTAAGGAAAGTCAACCTCCTCTTGGTTATTCGATCCTAAAAGATGATAACATTATGGACAATTCTTATAGACTAACAAGGGAGCATCTTAGGGCGCCAGTTGTTGAAACAAAGTGTGCCGATAAGATATTTTACGATTTCGTAGCCGATCCTAGCGATACGTGGTTAACATATCTTTCAGATTTTATGGCAAATGCAAAGTATAAATATGGTTTAGATGAAATGGGTCGTGTCTTATTCTTACCGAATCAGGATACGGCCTCTTTGCAGCCTGTTTGGACATATAACGATGATAACAGTTCTATATTAAGACCTCATTTAAATATGGATCATGATTTATATGGAATACCGAATGTTGTAGAAGTTATATATTCAAATGGTAGAGATTACTATTATTCAAGAGTCGTTAACGATGATAGTAATAGTCCTATATCCACTGTAAATCGTGGAAGGGAAATCGTTCATCGTGTGACTAATCCCGATATGATAGGAGACCCTACCGAAAACCAAATAAAAGAATATGCAGAACAACTTTTAAGATCTCTATCGTCTCTGGAATATTCAATTGTATATACTCATGGATATTGTCCAGTTCGAATTGGGGATTGTGTTCGCTTAAATTATACGAGAGCTGGTTTGAATGGTGTAAAAGCCAAAGTAATAAGCCAGTCTATTTCTTGTGAACCGGGTTGTCCGGTTACAGAGAAAGCGGTATTTACAACTAGATTATGGGGGTGATTTTGTGAATTTATCTAGTAATTTGATATCAGAATTTGTAAAAGTTACTAATGATAAAAAAGAAACTGCGAAAGAGACAACTGTCTATGCTACAGTAGTTGAACATGAAGGCATCGTATATGCAAAAATCGATGGTTCTGAATTATTGACCCCCATATCTTCAACTGCTGATGTGGTGGCGGGCGAACGTGTTACGGTTATGATTAAAAATCATACAGCTACA